GGAGTCCGGACGATGGGGCCTGCACGTTCCAGTCGGCAATCGCTGCTCAAATAGAAATAGACTACCAACTCAGCCAGGCGGGCCGCGGGCTGAAGTACAGTAGCGATCCGACCTTGCTCATCAAGGAGCCCGCAGCCAGCGACGGCAGGATAATAAAAGGCGCCGGCAATGCGCTTGTCGTCAGTGAAAAGGGCGACGCACGGCTTCTCGAAATCGGCGGCACGGCATCGGGAGCGGTGATAGAGTACGTTCGTACGCTGCGTGAGCTGGCACTCGAGAGTGTACATGGGAACCGCTCCAGTCCCGATCGCCTCACGACCGCACAGTCGGGCCGCGCGCTCGAAATGATGAACCAGGGCTTGCTCTGGCTCGCCGATAATTTGCGGATCAGCTACGGTGAGACAGCATTGGTCGCGCTTGCCCGCATGGTACTTCATGCGTCGCAGTTATTCCCGCTTAGGGTTATGGGCAAGGATGTTCCCCACCTCGATGAGGCAGCACGGCTATCGATAAAGTGGCCCAGGTGGTACCCGCCCACTGCCGACGATCGCCAGAAGGACGCTCAAACACTGGCGACGCTTGTCGGCGCCGGGCTGCTTAGTCGGGAGTCGGCCCTGAAGTACGTGGCCGACACGGTTGATATTATAAGCGTGCAGGACGAATTGACACGCATTGCTGCAGATAGCATCGGCGGACAGATATAATGGATGACATTGAAGTACCACCAGAGAACCCGGAGGGGCAGACCGACGACTTTCGCAGTCGTGCCGAGCTGCTCGAACGAAAGCTCGACGAGCTGAAGCGCCAGTCTGACATTCGTCTCATTCGTGCGGAGATGAAGGTGGAGGCCATTCGAGCGGGAATGATCGATTTGGATGGCCTTAAGCTCCTTGATCTCACCGACGTCAAGCTGGACGACGACGGCGCAGTTCCGGACGCGGCAGAGCGGATAACGAGGTTAAAGAGAAGCAAGCCATGGTTGTTTGGGACGTCATCGTCATCAAGCGCTCTGACGCCCCCCTCGGCACAACCGCCACGCCAAAAGCATGCCTCTGAGATGACAAATGCCGAGTATGCGGCGGCTCGCTCAGCATTGCTTAGGCACCGGTACTGAGAGACATTAAATCATAATATACAAAGGACCTTTCCATGGGAATTCAGAATTTTCCATCGGCCCTTCAGCCAATCATCCAGCAGGGGTTTCTGGAGCGGGAATTTGAACAGGCGCTAAGGTCCCGCCTCGGCTACCGAGCATGCGCGGACCGAGAGATCTTTGCGGTCGGTATCGGCGAGACGCTAACCAAAACCCGGGCCGGACTGAAGCCCACGGTCACAACGCCCCTGGCACCCGCAACAAATACAAACTTCGACAATGGCCTAGCCTCTACCACGTGGGGTGTCGAGCAATATACGATTACAATAAATCACTACGCCGCAACCACCGACCTTAACATGGTGACATCCAGGGTCGGAATCGCTTCTCAGTTTCTACAGAATGCTTACGTAAATGGCGAGCAAGCTGCACGAAGCCTGGACGAAATTGCCCGCAACTCACTGTTCAATGCGTATTTTGGCGGGAACACCCGGGTACGGGTGACTCTTGCCAATGCCGGCCCCTCGGTTTCCGTGGACGACATTCGCGGCTTCCAGACCGCGTTCGTCAATGGCGTACAGCAGACCGTAAGCACCACAAACACACTTGCGGTTACCGTCGGTTCCGACTTGTATACCTTGATAGGCACCGCGGCGGATGCAACCAATGTTTCGACCGCTCCAAACGGAGTTTCCGGTGTTCTGACGTTTTCAGGCAACGTATCAACAAGCGACGGTACGGCAGGAAATGAGGTAATAGCGGCGAATGCTTCCGTAATCGTACGGCCGTCGGCGCGGAGCAACACCTCGCAGCTATTGGCGACCGACACGCTGGCGATGTCGAACCTTCTTGATGCGGTATCGAAGCTGCGGATCAATGCGGTGCCCGATATCGACGGTGCCTATAACTGCTACCTTGATCCCGTTTCAGCGCGGCAACTATTCGCCGATCCGGATTTCAAACAGCTATTTCAAGGCGCCACTTCATCAAACCAGGTGTTTCGTCAGGGATTGGTGAACGACTTCCTTGGATTGCGCTTCATGCCCACTACCGAAGCATTTGTTCAGCCACACCCGACGCTGGCGGGTCTCATGGTGCGTCGACCGATCATCTGCGGTCAGGGGGCCCTGATTGAAGGCGACTTCGAGGGCATGGCCGCCGAAGACGTCGCCCCAAAGGATTCCATAGTATCAGTGGTGGACGGAGTGGCCATGGTCACTCGTGAGCCGCTCGATCGCTTACTGCAGATTATCGCGCAATCGTGGTATTGGATCGGCGGCTTCTGTGCACCCTCCGACACCACGACCAACTCCTCTACGGTCCCGACGGCCACCAATGCTTCTTTCAAGCGTGCCGTGATGGTGGAGCATATTGGCTAACGCCTGAAGGAGTATTTCGTTATGGCGATAGGGGCCACCAGCGCGTTCAGGCCAACCGGCACGGTAACGCTGAACGCCGGGACAACATCGACGAACGTGCCTCTTAGCGGCGGAGGCGAATCGGTTGTGGTCACAAACCCGTCGGCGTATCTCGCCTTTGTCCGTTTCGGCTCGGACGCAACCGTTGTCGCTGCGACAAGCGACATGCCGATACTGCCGAACTCACGGGCGGTGCTTTCTGTCAATTCGTTGATCTCGTATGCGGCAGCGTTGCTGACAAGCGGTTCGGGCGAAGTACTGTTCACCCGCGGTGATGGATCTTTTCTTTGATGACCACCAACGGACTGCCGCTAAGCGACCTGGAAAAAACCGATGCTCGCCGGTTTTGTGGCTACCCTGCATACGGTGCCGCACCAGTGGGCTTTGAAACGTGGCGGTTTTACCAGGTATATGGTTTGCTCGAATTTCGCCTGAACAATCTTTCACCTTCTGAATTGGGCGTCATCCGGCGATATCTCGCGACGCTGATGGCGCTGGAGACCGCAATCCCGCGATCCGGCGAAAATCTTGATACCGATATAGCGGCGGTGTGGACAAGGAACCGCTCCGAACCTCGCGATCGCATGCGGCTGTTTGACGATTGGCGGCGACGACTTTGCGGCTTTCTCGGCGTTCCTCCCGGCCCGTCGCTCGTCGACTATGGTATCGCATTGGTGGTCTAAAATGAATGTCACTCGCCTGGCAGATCAGATACGGTGGGCGCTGAACATTGCGGCGCGATCTACAGGTCTGGTTACGAGCGCATACAGGCCTCGCGGAGCCGAAAATCCTCTCGCGGCTGAGAATCGGTTTCTTCGCCTTCATGCAGCGTTCACCAGCGTCGATGGCAAGTTCGATCGCCCGAACGTATATGGCAATGCGTTGTGGCGCGGAATATTTGACAGCGCTTATACCCAGCCAGGCGACTATCTGGTGCAAAACAATGGGACGTGGTTCATCGCCGCTCAACCGGAGCTGCTTTCTGCGTTGTGTGTGCGGACGAACCGGATCGTATCTTTCTCTCGGCCGTTGCCCAAAAGCACCGCGGGCGTGAACAGTTACGGAGGCGTGACGGCAGCCAACGTCACGCCACTGATGACAAACTGGCCGGCGAGTGTCCTGGCCGCAACGAGAGAGGTGCGGCCGCTTGCCAACCTTCCCGGCGATACGGCCGTGTCACTATGGACCGTGCTGCTTCCATCTTGCGAGGGAGTTGTATTGGCCACCGCGGACCTCATGTCGGACGACCTGGGACGCAACGGCGTCGTCGCAACGACCGAATTGACCAATCTGGGGTGGCGCCTTGCGGTCAGGCAGGCGACAGCCTGATGGCGGATCAGTCAGACGTTGAGAATGCGCTGGTGACGATTGCAGCCACGGCGCTGTACCCAAATGGAGCCACGACGCCGAGCGTGCCGGGTCCGGACTGCCTTATATACCGCGGGTGGCCGACCTCAACGGCATTGGACGCCGATCTTGCTGCAGGCCGGATCAACGTGACTGTGTTCCCTATGCCAGAGCCGGGACGGAATACCACACGTTACCGACAAGCCTGGCAGGGACCGAAAGTTCAAACGACATTAACGGTGTCGGTAGCCGGGCTGACAGTCACAATTGGCGGTATTGCCAACGCCGGTCAATTGGTAGGCTTACTGGTCGATGACACCAGCTATGTTTATCGCACTGAAACAGGCGACACGCCAGAGATCGTCGCGGCTCAGCTTGCGAGCG